AGCATCAATGCATACTGCTTGTCTGCATCGTTTACAGGGAACGGAGTGATTTCGGTCTTAGGTTGATCGCGCTCATTGAAGAACATAACCACCTTGCCAGCGTTACGAGCACCCGACATCTTATTTTCCCAATCCATCATCATCTGCTGCTTCTGCTCAGGTGTTGCCTGACCATTGTAGAAGTTGATGATAGTAGAAGGGAAAAGACCGTTCGAAATTTGGTTAATGTGGAATATAGATATCTGCTTATCTAATTCAATGTAGTTTATCGCGCTCCAATAGTCAGGACGTGGATAGACATCACTACCGGTGTAAGTAAAGCAATAATAGATTTGACGTGGCTCTTGCTCACGTGTCAAATAGTTATACTTCGGTATGAATTCAGGAGTGTTTCTTTTCTTACGTGTGTTAGTCCAATCGTAGCTGTGAAAGATTCCTATTTCAGTATCGTCCTCTTGATTCACTGCGATGCGGCATTCTTCAAATGGTATAGCGTTTAGCTTGGATATAACCGTTCTGTCATTGCTCCAAATGACTTCGATATAAAACCCACCAAACAACTTTAAATCGTGCGCACATGCATAGGTTAAAGAATCTATGTTCAATGCATCTAATTCGGCTTGGTATTGCTCCGATTGAATACCCTTGCCAGCTATCATGTCACCAATGGCAACCACCAATGAACCATGCACAGGCGATTCGTGCGCCAAATCGCGCAGGTATTGCGGAAAGTCGTTTGCATCTCCGTAATTAACCCATCCCTTTCTGTCTACCTTTTCAGCATCGCTCTTAGCAACATACTCGCTAAGCTTTAAAGAAACTATATTTGATTCGTTATGGTTCATAGATTATATCGTTTGGTATTGTGATAGAAGGCACATCGAAGAACTGGGTGTTTGCCGTTAATACGACATAACCACGCTTGAGCAAACCTACTACACTTGCGTTTGTTGGATCAATATTTACAGCTGAATTTTGACCGTATACGTCATAACGATAGCGACCTGCCAACGTTAGTGAACTGGTTGTTACAGTCAATTGAGTTATTCGCACATTCTCATTTACGATCTGCGCCACCTGTGCAAGCTTATCTCCGGTTGTGCTATTTTCTTCGTGTGTCAAAATCAACAGGTAGTGCGTGAATGGTGTGGCAAAATACTGCCTTGTTTCATCTAGCTGTAAGTAGATGGTTTGTGCAGGTGTATCGGTTTGTAAATATATCATAGTCTTTTTAAATTAAAAGGGCAAGTCATGAATAACCTGCCCTTTTTTTCAATACAACAAGAACACACAAAACGGAAAACAAATTCTTAGTAAGCAGGGCTTACAACGATACCCGTAAAATTTTCAAATGGTGTTTCACCTGCACCGTATGGTTCCAAGTGACTAGCAGGAACAAGATTTTCTGCAATCAATGTTACTTGATAACCCATCAAATCTGCCTTCTGCTGTCCTGATTGAACAGTACCTGCAGTAAGTTGCGCTCCTTCAGTGGTACCAATCAACAAAATTTGATCATCATTTGTACGAACGAACACAATCATTTTAGCCTTAGCAACATTCAAAAATTCGTTACGCATATCTTGGTTCAACTTACCGAAAGTCCATCCAACTTCCTGCGAGAAAAACAGTGTACCTGTTTCCAAATTCTTTTGTACCGTTTCAACGTATGAACCTGAATTGCGGAAAGGAACGTAACGATAGATAGTTACAGGCGCAAGTGCTGTTCCGGGCAATCCAGTCACAAAACCATCAAGATCGTAAGTGATGCCTGAAGTGAAATCACTACCATCCGCTAATGTGTAGTTAGTAATAAGAACCTCTTTAACCCCACCGATACCTTCAAGGCATCCAAGTGTAAAGCCGGTTGTCAATTCACAAGCCATATTATTATTTTTTTAATTGGTTAAAAGGGGGCTGTTACACCCCCTCCTTAATTTATTGATTATGCACCCCAGTAGGTGATGTCCTCACCAACTGCAATCTGTGCACCCAAGTAGAAACGTGCACCGTAGCGAACGTTCTGTGAACCATCAAGATTTTGCATGTCCAAAATGAAGATTTCATTCATTTGGTTCTCTTGCCAAGTACCAAGCATCAAGTTTGACTTTTGTGCAAACACGATGTTGTTAGCAGCCATACCCGGACATACGTAGATTTCGTACATACCTACGAAACGCTTAGAAACTTCAGGACCACCTGTCAAGTACCAACCGTTGCCAGCAGCAATCTGTGCTTGCATGTAGGCTTCCCAAGCAGCCTGTCCCATGTACAAAGCTGGCTTTTCAGCAGCACCCTTAACAGCCGAATTTGCTGTGTTGATGATGTCCCAAATGGTAGCGATGATGTTTGTTGCATCAAGTGCGCCTGAACCTGCAGATACAGCACCTGAACCGGCTGCCTTGATCAAAGTCAAGAAACCATCGTACTGACCAGCGGTGAGGTTAACACCGTTCCACATTACAGATTCGTTAGCAGCAGCAATACCATTTACCAAACGCTCAATGATAGCGTCTTGGATTTGCGTGCTTACGCGACCGCTCATTACATCAGCTGTTGACCAATCGGTGAACAATTCTCTCTTACAGATTTCGCGCTGAACTTGGAATTCTTCCAAAGTCAAAACGCGCTCGCTCAAGTTGATTGTTCCTGTTGGAGTGAAATCACATGTGCCTGCAGCGAAAGTTACAGTGTCATCAATTTTACGTACTACTGATTTGTATGGTACGTTTGGCTTCATTGTAACGTATTGAGTTGATACGTTAGATAGCAGAGCCTTTGCTACAATTTCACCTGCCAGTTGTCCTGAGTAGGTGTTGTTTAATAGAACTGGATTTGGCATATTACTTTACTTTTTTATTCTTTGATTAATTACTTTTTTGAACGGATGCCTTCCATGAAGTCGCTGAATGATGAACCATTCGAAGCAACAACCGGAGAAGCATTCTTTTTAAACTCTTGTGATTTAACAGAAGGTACAGCAGGTGCTTTCTTAACTGAAGCAAGTTCAGTCTTCAATGCTTCTGCATCCTTCTTAGCAGTTTCTACTGCCGCAGCTAGTTCAGTCTTTTCAACTTCAAGTGCAGCAATGCGCTCCGACAAGTTACCGATAACAGCAACTAAGTCTTCGCTGCTCATTTCGGTAGATTGTTCTTCGCGTTCGATTTCGGCAATTAGACCATCTTCGCCTACGACTACTTTGGTCACACCATCTTCTAATAGGTATTCACCTGCAGGTACGGGCACTGGGTTTCCTTCAGCATCTTGAGTAAAGATGTCCACACCTACTGTCCACTCATCAGCGGTAGAATAGATTTTAGTACCATCATTCAAAGTACCTTCTACTGCAAACTTTACTTCTGTTGCAGCAGCTTCTTCTTCGAACTTGATACCCACTGTTGAAGGATCAATGCCGTACTTATTGAATACGGATTTGATTTGTTCTTTAATATTCGACATGTTTGGATATTTGGGTATAGTAGCAAAAACAGCGTTTTGTTACATGTAGCCACATGTCTTATCTTAGCGGTATAAATAAATACCCATATTATGAAAGCAAACCCTGAGTTTATGACGAAGAAGATTTCAGTTCGTCTAACTGAAAAGCAGTACAAGGCTGTGATGAAAAATGCAAAAGCAAGCAAGATGACAGTAGCGGAATATTCGCGTGCCTGCATGCTGTAAAAAAAAAGAAGGGGCTCGTTTGCCCCTATCTTTTTAATCTAAAACCTAAATCTCTTATGACGTTTATATAACCAACGTTCGGCAAATATATATCATTTTCCCAAACCTGCAAGTATTTGGTCTAGTTCCAAAACCAATTCTGCTTCGTAGTTTTTAACCCCACTCATAGCTACGCCCACTTCATTAAAGAAGCCTTCAATGCTGTAACCTTTTACTTTTCCTTCCTTTACATCATTCCAAACATGGTCTTCATCTACTTTGGTTCCGATGAACCATGTACCATCAGGCAGTTCAGGCAACCCGAGTTGAATGCTCTTATCATTCTTGCCTTCTTTCAACCATGATTCCACCACTGTCACACCGGTAACAGGTATTTCATGTTGCAGGTTAGTGGTATGTTGCAGATTCTTTTTGAAGAATTGATGCGCTATTGCCTGCACTGTTGCCTTTTCAAAGTACACATAGTAAGGTTCGCCTTTCTCGTCATAGCGCAGTATCTCCTTATCCGGTATCAATGCAGGTCCATATAGCATTCTACGTTCGTCATCCACTTTGGCAAACTGAATCTTGCTCAATGCAATCCAATTTTCTTCGATTGCTGGCATGTCTACTAGCCCCATCGCTGTAATACCTAAACGACCTTCCTCGTCAATTACACACTTAACTACTTTTCTTTTTTCCATGATTTAAATATATATTGTTTTATCCTATACGTGCTAAGTCTTCTACATTCTCGCGTACTTCTTGTTGACTTGATACATCACCTGCCAACACATACGCACGTGGTAAGTATTGATCAGGGCGATTTGTAACGACCTGCGCAGCAAATGGATTGAACGTTGCTGGTTGTGTACCTTCGTTACCACCACCACCGAATGAAGGTGGAGTTGTGTTGTTATTACCCGGTGTCGAACCACTACCTTGAAACTGTTGTGATGCGATTGTTGCAACATTGGCAAGACCAGCAGCAACTGCAACACCTGCAGCTACAAATGGCGCACCCGGAAAGGCAACAGTGATTGGGTTCTTTGCTGTGCTGTTAAAGATTGAGTTAGCAGATTCGTAAGTGCTAATGGTTGCCTGTGCTATACTGATTGCCTTTTGCACCTTAAATGCTGCCTTTGCAGTCTTTTCATTATTCTTACCAAATGCTGAAGTGATAGCAGCTATACCATCCAATGTTTGCTTTGCAAAATCTAACTTTTGCATCTGCGCATTTTTTTCAATTTGCGCAACTTCATCCGCATTCATCTGTGCAATAATTGCAAGCTGTTCAGCATTGCCTTTGGCAGCATCGCGCATGGCTGCATACTTCGCATCAGCCATTGCAATCTCTTTATCTACACCTTCCTGCATTAACTGAATACTGAAATCCTGTGCGTTTCGCTGTGCTTCTAATTCAGCATCAAAATCACTTATACCACTTTTCGCACTATCCGGTTGTGTTTGGTCAGCTTCAATTTGTGCTTTTAACTTTTGGCTTTGCTCATATATTTTACCCCTGAGTGCAGATAAACGCTGACCTGCTTCTTCAAGTCTGCGCAGTCTATCTTCTTCACGTTTTTGAGCATCATCTTGCGCTTTTTGGTCTGCTTCAGTGATTGATTTATTTATATCAGTCAATACTTTTTCAAATGCAGCATTTTCTTTAATAGCAGCATCTAAACGTTGTTGCTGGTATTCATCTAACTTACCACCACGCTCAACAATTAGATTGAACTCATTAATCAAATTTTCATTTAATACTTTAACTTGATCGCTGTATTCTTTAAACTTTTCACGCGCTTGTTTTAAGTTACCTCCTGAAGCTTGTAGGATTTGTTGACTTTTTTTCTCGACATCACTACCTACAGTATTCGCATATTCCTTTACATTATCTAACGCTTCCTTATTTTGTTGCTTAATTTTTTCGGCTTGCTCGGCTGCTTTAGTATTCGTTAATCCTATCGCATCGGATAACGCAAGCAAACTATCCTTAAGAAATGTAACAGAATCGGATATTCCTGTAAAGAAATTACCCAATGCACCGCCCGAATTTTTAAGTGCCTCAAAATTTGCAATGATTCCTACTAAAACAGTTCCAAGTAAGAAAATAGGATTTGTCAACAGTGCCTTACCTAAAGTGCCCAGCGTAGAAGTCAAACCTTTTACACCTTCGCTTACATCCTTTAGCTTGATACTACCAGCATTCTGTGCAAATAATTTAGCACCTTCCGCAGCACCTTGAAAATCTAATGAAAATAAACGTGATGTAACAAGTCCAATGGAACCGCTAACCTTTTCGAATGCACCACCTGCCTGTGTACCTACAGCTTGCGCTGCATCTTGCATCCTATCCTTAAGTTCACCCGCCGCGATACTAAGGTCACGGTACTTTTGCGTTTGTGGATCAGTGTTGGCAAGCTGCTGATTTAATTCGCGAAGCTGTGCCCTAAGCGATTTTCCTGAATTATCTGCGCTGTCTAAAGCACTACCTAACTGTCGTAGGTTCTGCTCACTTTTCGCAGTGTCAATTTCAAATGTCCGTACAATAGGTTCAGCCATTAGTAGATGAGTTTATAGATTAAAAAAATAACACTTAGTCCTAGCAAGATGCGCCATGTATACAGTGTAACATACCATAACACACGCTGCCATTTACGCAATGAATAGTTATGTTCCTTCTTTGTTGCGATTCCTAGCTGGATGTAGCGCATTGAGTTTTTGATTGAATCCATTTTATGCTGTTTTTGATTGTTGATATTGAAGTGATGAAGTAATTACAAATCCATCGGGATATGTGCCACCCGTAAACGTGACGTTTATGCGATGTTCATCTGTGTCTGTTGTCGTATCGATTCCAAATGTGAAGACGTTTGCACCTATTGCACCTATTGTGCTTAGTGTGGTTATTGCGCTGGCTGTTGCAACGCCACCTGTTTTGTCAAGTGTAAAGTGATGCAATGATGTTTCACTTGCGCCCGTTGTATCTTTTATTGTGACATTCCAAAAGCAACTCCAAAGAGTGTCATCAGGTAGATTTATATATTCTCCTGCTACACCTTCAATATATAAATTTTGAGTTGAACCCGATGTAAGAACGGTAACTAAACGTTGCAGTACAAATGTTCCAAATTGCGCCCATCCGTAGTAAGGTGCAGTGCTTAAACCATTGCGATATCCACCGCCTACATGCAATCCCGGTAGATTGGCCACAACGTTTCGACCTAATAGGTTACTACCGCGCACACTTTTAGTCAAGGACAAATCTTGTCCAACCATTAACACAGCATTATTGCCCGGTACTATTGAAAGTTTACTACCATTTGCTATTGAAAGCGGTGCATTTGATAATGCTTGAAGTGCTGGGTTGTTAATTTGTGCTGTTTGATTTGAAACGATTGAATTGCGGAATTGACCACCGTTGTTAAATGCCCAGCACACACCATTGATTTCATCCCAAAAATAGCCGTATCGTGAACAGCAATCTTCATTTGGTTCTACCGCTTCACCTCCACTTTCAAATTCAACTTCACCATTTGCAGTAACACCTACCGGAGTAGATGAACAGTCGTTGATTTGGTCAAGATACTTTATCAACTTGACTTTTGTGCTTTCCTGTAATCCTACTTTGTAGTCGCTGATTTCAAGTATGCGCCAATAGCTGTCTTGAATCCAAACTTTATCAGCAAATGAGAACGTCAATATATCCTTCAGGTCAAGCGCAAAGAATGCTTCCATTATTCTACCTTCTGGCGAATAAATTTCATTCATGTAGTTGCGCCAATAAAGATTGAATAAGTTGTTGTACGGATTAGAACTAACGGTTACAACATGCGGTGGTATTTCAGGTGCCCAATTCAAATCGTAATCGTCAACATTTGGATAAGCTGCACTATAATGGTTTAAGATGGGAACCACAACTTCTACTGCACTACCGCTTACTTCATTATATAAACTTACTGTAAGTCCTGCGGCATTATATAACGCACGCGGTCCCGGTGCAACAAATTCTAACTGCTCGTTATAAAAGCACTGTATTGGTGCGCCTGTTCCGGGTATGAGTGCCGCAGGTGCGCTGCGTGTTACAAGTGTAATCTTTTGATCACCTATTGCAAAGTCACTAGGTGCAGTCGATGGATTAATGGTATAACCTTCTTGCTTGAAGTCACCATAAACGCGGTTGGCATCTTTGTAAAGCTTGCTGTAAGCATCTTCACCTGCTGTATATGTAAATTGAAACGTTGCCTTTTGAATATCGACAGTGCTGCTTGTCATCACATCCTTTGATACGTCAAGTTTGCCTGTCCAATCTACCACATCGCCTGTGCCTAAATAGTTATTTTGCGGAATGATTCCGATTTGATTTGGCACGATGCGACTAGGAATAATTGCACAGTTATGCATCTTAATGACATCATTCACGAAATCGATTTGACGCATGTCCGGTGCGTTCAATGAATACGAAATAGTTTGACCTACTGTAATATCCGCAGAATTGATTTCAATATACGATGTGTTTGTTGTGCCATCACCTGCAAGACCATACACATCCGCAGTGCCATTTTCAAATAAATCAACAGGTGTCCAACTTAAATTACCATTGACTAAACTGCCAATAGCAATCGCTTGAAAACTTTCATATTCGAATAGTACGGTATCACCGATTTCTAAACTAAGATTAAATGTTTGATCAAACAGACCAGTTTGTGGTACCGCTGCACCTTGATTACTGAAAAAATATCCCCAATAGGCAGAATCTAGACTGTCATTTATATAAACGTTTAATTTAATTATGATGTAATTGGTTCCTGCAACACCAGTAGCTGTACTGAAAAACTGACGAACACGAAAAGTAAAAGTGCCAACAGCTGAAGCCGTATAAATACCAGTCACCGCATCAAAGTCACCATTGTTATCAAACAACTCGACCATGTTTGTATAACTAGAATCCGGATTCATAAAATCATTATCCACTAAAAAAGAATCATCCGGATAAGCCGCAAAGAAGTATTGATTACTACCACCTTCATTTTGTAATTGTGGTGTGTTGCAAAATGGCATCCAGTAATCATTGAGAATGTTCTCAAGTGACGAAGCAACAAGTTCAAAGCCCGCTTCAGTTACGATGTTACGCAATAGAAACCACCAACTAACAGCAGGCGTTAAATCTGCAGGAAAAATCGGTGCATTTGGGTTTAATATTGGCCGTGAACCTGTGCTTCCATCATTGCTCCACTTTTGCCCACGATCACACAAAGCCCAAATGCGGTCTGCTGTTTCTGTTATCACATTACTAGCAGTCACTGGTTCATTCAAATCAGCAAGAGCAGCAATATCGCTTAGCTTCTTTTCGCCAATGGTGCGAACAAGGTCAGGTGTTTCAGCATAGAAAGCTACTTCGACTTCGCTCAACCGATTCATCTGTTTGTACACCTTGCGCACACGCAAGTAACCTGTGGCAATCGGTAGGGTATCTACGCGGATTTCAGCAGGCAGTTTGTAGAAGAAATAGTTTTCCGCACCTTGCTCTACGTTGTTATCGAATAATGCGCCTAATGCTTCCTTATTTGTTTCGCTGAATGGTATGCGAAATTCACGACTGAATGCACCCTGCGCTGTGAAGTTGGATAAGTCCTGAAACTTCCAGTTCTGCGAAATGCTTTCATTTTCATATAAGTCGAGAATGTAAGACATACTACCGGTTCCAGCGAACCAAATAAAGTAGGCGGTATTTACTACCTGTATACTAGTTTGTGCGGCGTCGTATTTTAAAGTCGTTTGAGGCGACACACCGCCACAACCAATGTCATATCCGGATAGGGTATTTAAAAAGGCGGTCCCCAAGCTATTGTCGTTTAGGTCGAATAGCTGCACGGTTAAACCGCCCTGGCTCTGTATAGTATCTAAAAGCAGCTGCGACTCCTCACAAATAAAGTTGGGGCTCTGGTCGGCACTTATATACATTTTTTCCAAGTCGGGTGCAACGTTTATAGGAACGTTTAGCCACTGTGTATATGTGGCAGGCCCTATATTCTTGACAATTAATTGTACTTCTCCGTTCATGTTATGTCCAGTATTCGTTTGCCATTCTTACTTTCAAAGACAGATTGTACAGCTTGCCGTCACGTGTCTTGCGTTCGGTGTAGGTTGTGTCATCTAAATTGACAGGCAACGCAATGTTCTCACCGTTGCGCTGTGTTATCCATACAACCTGATTGCTCACAAGCAACGAGCGAAGGAATAGAAACTCACCTTCCTGAATGTAGTCGCTTGTTACTGTTAAGACTTGCTGAACTAAGTTTCTACGCTCTAACAATCCGCGATCATCTTTGCTGAACACGCTTGTTGTACTATTGAACAACACCTTCCTGTACTTCTTGCGCTCAATCTCATCGTTCATCTCCGACTTTTTGATGAAGTTGAAGTAGTCCCAACCACCGCGACTATTGACCCAGCCTAAACGAATCACATCATTGTGGCAATCCTTCTGTCCATATTTAGCAGCATTGTAGAAGCGATATTTCACACTTGATTGTGCGCTGCCTGTTCGGGCAAATACTTCGTAATATCTCCAACCGGGATTGTCTACTTCATTGGGTTTAATTGTCCATGCACCTGTCCAATCATTCAAGTTAGCAGGATAAACAGGCAAAGCTTCAATATCGTAACCACTTAATGATAATGTTTCGGTAGCTGTTGTTCCATTTGCCTTATACAATACAATGCGCACGTTGTCTACAAGGTTATTGAACATGTAAGTTGCGTTACCCGGTATGCTCAATGTTCCGTAGTCAGTTTCGTATGAAGGAATCCAAATAATGTTTTGCGCTGTTGGGTTGCCTGCTCCCCAAGTTGGTGCTAAATACCATGAATGCGTGCTGAACTTTCGGTCGCTCATTGCGTAGTTAAAGCTAACTTCAAGCACATACTTAATGTCATCAACACCAACTTCAGGATTTGGTTTGTAACCATCGAATACTTGATAGGCTGCATTGATTACGATGCGACCAATCATGGTTACTTCGCTGCCTTCATTTTCTGTTAGCACACCATCAACTAACCACCATTCAGTGATTGATGCGCTAAGCGAATACTTGCTCAAATCATCAATGGTATCATCCGTTCCAAAGTGATATTGCTGGTTGCGCAAGTCGTCAACAAGTGGCGCAATGTCGAAGTACATGTTATCATCCGGAGCAGGTGACAAATAGAACGTATACGTCTTAGCATCAACAGTTATATTTAAGCCATAGCGAAAACCTTGCTGCGCTACTTCTGTGCTCGATGCAATGAGCATAATCTTTTGACCACGCACCACCCAGTTGAAGGGTTCATCTACGATTGTTAATGCCATCTATCTTTTGTTTAAGAGTAATCTATTTTCTATGTCTTTAATGTAAGCATTCATTAGCTTATCCTTGTATTCGTCCCATGTATCGTCTATTGCTTCCTGATAATAGTTGATGCCTTGAATACCTTTTGCACCTATGCTTTTTGATATGGCAATAGCCGCACTTTTAATTGCGCTTTCAGTTGATTTAATAAATGCGCCCTGTTTGTTGCGAAGCTTTAGTGGTTTCATCCGAATCCACTTCATGATGTCTTCGTATGGTGGGCGTTTTGTTGGATCACCCGGATAAGGTTTGCGTCCGAATTCAATAACATCTGCATATTTACCAGCATCCCCTTTGACAGTGAAGTCAATGGTTGGTTTGCCGTAGCGAATTCGCAGCTTATAAGTTAATGAACGAAGCAAGTTACCTGAAGCAACACGATTCACAATCTTGCCACGCACTCGGCGTTTAATGCGCAGGTTAGATTGCGCACGTTCTATGACTGCGACTGCGTATTCGTTTAGTATGTTTTCAAATTCGTCAGACAATGCCTAATAGAGTTTTAATTTGTTCAAGTTCATTTGGTGTCGCATTAAGAACAGCTTTTAGTGCTGTTCCGATTTCTTGTGTAGGGTCTTCATAAACCATGTAAACCGAAATGACTTCATCTAATTCATTAAACTCCGTAACAGTCCATGAGTCGCGCCCATCGCCTTGTAATTTGTATTTATATTCTTTTCTCATGTGCGTTCAAAATAAAGTATAACAGCTAATTGAGCATTGGTTGGATTTGTTGCCCAAGTTGGAGTTGTCCATTTGATGATGAAAGTATTGCCAACTGCAAGATTCACAGAAAGTCCTGTTACACTATAAGCATTTGCAATGGGTATTGTACCGCCAAAAATTATGGCATTGCTTAATAGTGTGTCCGTAGTGTTATTTACACGGAAATTCACCGTGGATGCTTCATTGCTTGCGTTTGTTGTAGCATTAGCCGCATAAATAATCGCTGCAACTAAGGTGCAATTGAATGGTATGATTGCATCGTATAGCGTAGCATTGGTTGAATTGGTTAATGCTTGCTCACTAAAAAAGTAAGTTGTACTATCCGCTGGATTAAAACCACCAATAGCCGTTCGGATAGTAAACATATCCTTCTTATTATTTAGCTGCGTTTGAATTGCACTTGTCACGCCGTCTAAATACCCAAACTCTGTATTGCTTACCGCACCACTTCCGATGTTTGCCGCGTCAATACCTATAGGCATATCACTCGATGCAAGAGATGCGCTAGCTGTAACTAATCCTTTGCTATCATAGGTAATCTTAGTAGCCGTTGCGCCCGTTATAGGCGCATTACCTGTTAGCTTACCATAAAACGTTGACCAATCTGCGCTGCTTAACGCACCACGATTTGTTGCGTCTGCTGTTGGCAGATTAAATGTATGTGTGCTTCCTGCGCTGCTTATTCCAAAATCAGTGCCTGATGTACCTACTGCAAGGTTTTGAACTTGCGCTGTGATTCCATTGATTGCATTGATGCCTGTGCTAAGTGTAGTTATTACTTGACACAAATGCGAATTTTCAGTATGCAATACCAAAGTTCGGCCCGATGTAGTAACAAATACACGCAAAGCCAATCTATCGCTTAAAGTCATAACCGTTGCTGGTACTGCAAGGGCTGTGAAATAGGCATCTATTACTGTCCCTTGCGTTATGCCTTCAGGCGTTGCAACATCTGTGGCTAAAAGTGTGAATGTGCTGCCACTAACTTTATATAATTCAACATAGAACGAAGGTGAACCACCACCTGATGAAGCACTAAAATAAAGTTCAAGGTTGAAGTTACCACCCGGCACCAATAGCACATTTGGATCATTAAGGTCCGTAATGAATTGGGCTATTAATCCGTTGCCTTGTGCATTGGTTCGCGTGAAGTCAGTACCTGCACCAAATACAGCTGTCTTGCTCATTTGGTAGTAGGTGCTGCCACCTATTGTACCTTGATTTATTGAGCCGTTTAAGTAGTAGCTAACTGATGAACCACCTCCACCCGTTGTTGGGAAGTTGGCAAGTTGCCCATCGCCTCGCACGTATTGTGTCGCAAGCCCTGCTCCCGATATTGCAAGTGTGCCTGCCGTAGTAATTGGTGAACCTGTAACACTGAAAGCAGGGGGAACCGTAAGAGCAACCGAAGTAACCGAACCACCTGAAGCAGGTGTAACAGCTTCCCAATCGCCTGATGTGGTGTTGTAGCTTAGCACCTGCCCATTCGAAGGTGTGGGTGCGTTTACATCCGCAAGGTCATCAAGATTCGTTGGTATAAATGGTTTATTGAGAATCTCAGCCACTCCACTCACAGCGTTCCAATCACTATTTACTTGCGCTGCTGGTATAGTGGGCTTGTTTAAAATCTCAGCTACTCCGCTAACTGCATCCCAATCACTATTAACTTGCGCAGCGGGAATCGTTGGTTTGTTTAGGATTTGATAGTCACCGCTTGTTGCGTTCCAATCCACAGGAGTTTGACGCAAGCGATAACCAACAGCAACTAATGTCCAATAAGTCGGGTTAGTTGGGTTGATTGCATCATTATTGGCAATGCATCTGTAAACACTTCCGTTATACCATACCCTGTCACCTATTTGGTAAGGGTTGCCTAATGCAGTTATGTGATTTGCGTTGTATTCGGTACTCACATATTCACCACCACCTCCTCCTCCACCTGCTGCATCTATCGTAACGCTTCCATCTCCATTGTCTGTGATGGTTACGTTGGTACCTTCTACTAAGTCAAGGATGTTTTGAACTGCGTTATCTACGCCATTGGTGCGAAGTGTCAAGCCGTAACCCGTTCCGCTTCCACCACTTGATGAACCGCCCACTGTCCAAACAGCAGGTATATCACATGCGCTCCAATCCCAGGGCACTTCGAGTGTCAATGTAAAACCTACTCCGGTAATTGTGTTTTTGTATTCTTCGATGAATGGTTCAAACGTTGGAATGTTGACCAGCTGCACATCGAAACCGAATAAGTCCAAACCGTTGCGCACTTCAGCTATCAAATCCTGTCCTAAACGGATGCAATCGCTAATTACTTCGCGCTGGTATTCTGCTTTGTATTCTTTGTCACGTGGGATGTCTGCGAACATGACTAAGAAACCGAACTGCATACCACCCTGAATCGGAGTAATCGTGTCAGGTGTTACGTGCATGAATGGATATTGATCGTCTTGCAGTTGGTCTGCAAGGTCAATCTGCCCATGTGTGAATCGCTTAATCAAAAAGTGACCAGCAGCAAAAGCTTCAAGTCGATTGATAAGTACATTATAGCTGTAATTGTAGCTAGTCATTATCTATTGCGTTTTTTCATTTCCATTTTCTGCACATACACGTAATCTGCTAAGTACGTTAAGTGCGTGAACACTTCATAACATCTGCGCTCTGTCACTGCATCAAACTTCGTTATGTCCCGGTCAGCTAGTGATTCAATAATATGAAACCAACCGTACACACCTAATCCGTCAGGGGTTGCTGTTCCTTCATCTCCTTCACTATCTCCGTTATCTCCTTTGCCAAATAAACGAGGGAATCGTTGTATAGTTCGATTTCTAAACTCGAAAAAAAAAGCAGCGTATTTAACACATGGTCTAAAGTCAATTTGCCTATGGCATCTTCGTACTTACGTTTGCCGTTACTATCATAAGCTTCGATGTCGTAATACTTTCCGAACTTAGCTTTGATGGGGCGGTATAGTATGCACATCATTTTGTGAGCAGCTTCGCCCATGATTACACCATCTTTATAGATGTCACCGCAAACAGTGTCCATGTCCACGTATTCGCCAAAAGACATTGCACTCAAGTCAGGAATAAAGCCTAATTCGTATGCACCAATGCGCACTGTGCGTTCAAAGTCACCACTGCTTAACCGAATGGCTGCTTCAAACGTTTCAATGATTTCATCAATTACATGCACCTGAAGCAGGCGAATACTTTCGCTGCTCTTGCCAGTGATTACATGCACCTGCTCAACCTTATCGACTGCGTTTTGATAGTCGATGTATTGGTTCAGAGTGATGCCTTTCGCGTTAGCTGCTATGCTAAAATTTAATTTCATGGTCTGTTGTATTGTAGTTTTTGCTTCCTTTTTGTTACAAGTCCGAATGCACGTTGATTACTACCGGTGCTTTTTGGTCACCAGCTACGGTAACACGTGCTTGTTTGGGTTTGAAGTATTCAAGTACATCCAGCGTAAGTGCTGAAGCCTTAAACTTCAAATCTTCATCGCGTGAATCCATGCACTCATTTATAAATTCCGCAACCTTTGGCAATGCTTCAGCTACAAAGGTGCGCCCGAATTCTTCCCATTCAAGTGTCTTCTTATTCAAGCTTCCTAATGGTCTACCATTTGGGTTGTTGGTCATTCCTTTTTGTAAGCCCATATTTGTTATTTTGATGTTTACAAGTTACTTAGTATCATACTGCGCAATGCATACAGCAATGCGTTGTTGTGCATCAGGGTATTCACTTTGCGTCTTAGCATCACTCATGCAGCGTGCCACGAAATCATTCTTTGATTCTTCTGTTGTTGGTGTTGGTAGGGGCATGTTATTATGGTTTATCGATTTTTCCTAATTGTCTACGGAATTCTGTAATTAGATCACGTATGCACGATGCGCACCCGGATGGACGTTCGTGCTTCTTAGTTATTTTGCTGTACCAATAGTAAAGCATCTGCAAGTCTTCGGATTCTATTCTGTTGGCTTTACTTACTTTGCTTATGAAGGTGTCCAGCGCAGCTATTTCTTCTTCCTTCATGTCCTGGGCAAACCATTTACGTGCTGGGCATGATGCAAAGCGGAATTTAGTCTTTACATCCATGAAGCAGCCGCACAATTTTATCTTCTCTTTGTAGTAAGTAACATCATTTTCTTCAGCATTGACGTTATTACCTACGATTGGTGTACCGCAAGTGCCAAATGTGCCGTTATAAAACTTACATTTTTTGCAAGTATTCAATCTCTCGCGTTGAATGTGCGATGGAACGTTGAAGTTTAACATATTCTCTTATTCGTTTTAATGCTCTGTGTATTGATGTGCGCAGGTAGCTGTATGGAATACCTGTTTCTGCGCTCAATTCTTTGTAGTCGAAATCGGGTTTACTGTATAGACGCAAAAGGATTGCATCAAATTCATTCAAACGTCCTATTGCGTTGTATAAATACTCACCATCTATGAATGCACCTATCCATGTTTCGTCCTGTTTGCTATCGTCCACCTGCCTTTCTACGTGTAATTCGTAGTATTTGCGATACTTGATAGCGTAATCACTTCGTGCGCTGTGCCATGATAGCCACAATGCCCTGTTCACGTATGCTTCTATCTTACCACCGCACACTATATCTTCAATATCCTGCTGTGGTCTATCCATCAACCTGGCAAGCACTTCATGCAGTAGATCACTTCCTTTCTGTTTATCGTGTGCAAGCCTACTAGCCTTATCCAGCCATGCGCTGTAATGTTTCCCTATATGGATACTTACGCAGTCGATTTGTTAAAATTTAAAAATATCGGTGTAAATACTTCCACTATCCAAAAAAGCGTGTACATTTGTACCCGTCAAAGATAATCAAAAACAAAACAACATGAGCTATTTCACTTTTGAACACGACTGCAGCAATGCACCTATCACACTCACTATTGAAGTTGAGTACGTAATCACATTCTCTAGAGGCGATTATTACACGCCTGAAGAAACAACTATTGATCAGTGTAAATACACACTGCTTTGCGCTGGCATTGACATGACTAAGTGCATCATGAATAGCAATAATAAAAAGTTAATCGGTGAAATAGAAGATGCAGTGACTGCAGCTATTTGGCAAGATGACGAAAATCAGTAAACAATTTAAAACCTCAATACAATGTTAATCGAAGTAACACACACAGCACCGGTAAGAATAGGTACTACCAAAGTAACACTGCCACACTACTACATTGATGGCGACTATACCAAATTTTATTGCTGCATCACTGCAGATTTAAAGCTTATCACAGTTTACCATAACGCATATAGCTGCAACATTGAAACAAAATGCTACGAAGATGAGCAGGATGTAGCCTTCCGTTTAGAACGTGACATGCGCGATAAGCTTTACGAGCCAATCGATGAAGCAGTGTTCATGCATAAGTTCAGCGAAGCGCACCGCGAAATCTTCTACGTAGCTAATCCAAAATTAAAACCAATCGAATGAGAAAGCGACAGGAATTGAATCAACTGATTGCACGCACAGTAGGGAGCAAAGCTGCTCTCCTACGTGCGATGCAAAGAAGCAACACGCCCATAGTAAAAAAGACTTTGCATAATTGGTGTGATGATCCGGGCAGCATCAAGTTACGCCAGCTGATAAACCTTAGCCGGGTAATGGAAGTGCCAGTGTGCGAGATAGTCGATTGTATAACCATTAAAAACGAAGGCGATGAGTAAATATAAAGCATATATAAAGACTCAAGGCAAGAAGCTGCGCACTACTAAGCTACCAACACGCAGTGATATCCTTACTATCATGAAGAAGTTTGATAAAGTAAGCTTTGCTGATTTGCGAAAGGAGCTAAACATAAGCAATGCTAAGTTGATGGATTGGTGTAAGCTGGTATTCAGCACAGATGATAAGGAGAAAAGGTGGCGCGAAATCGAGGACAATCTAAACAACCTTGAATTTCATGAGAACTTTACTGATTCGATGGAGAGTGAATACGATGTGCATGATGTGCGCAGGGTAAATGACAAGAACATGTACATCGTAAAGAAGAAAGTAGTCAATGAAAATCGCATGTGCTATCTTGTTACGATTAACCATGACCAGCACGTCATAGTTCGCTTTGATATTCCCGTAGAACGTAGCAGTGTGCAATACTGCCCAATCACATTAGGTTGTGATTATCAGGTAAATTCACTCGGTCAGTGGGAGTATATGGAACTAGAATCACATCTACCTGTCATAAACATTCAGGCGGATGAAGACTACATCGGGAAGTTTTGGTTAGCAATATCTAATTCCCTGAATGCATGAAGCACGAAGAAAGCAAGATTCAGCAACGTTGCGTAGAATGGTTCCGCTATTCCTTCCCTCGCACACTAATCGCTTCCTTCCCCAATGGTGTGTTTATAGGTGGCACTCCGGTACAAAGAGCAAAACGCTGGAACATATTGAAAGCAGAAGGGGCTATGCCCGGTATGCCTGATTTGATGATCTGTATGAGCAGTGGTTCATACCATGCCCTGTTCATCGAGATGAAGACCGAGAAGGGCAAACTATCCGACACACAAAAAATCGTTCACGCACAGCTTATCAATGCAGGTTACTGCGTAAAGGTGTGCAGGTCATTTGAAGAATTTACAATCATAATTAAAACCTATTTAGAGCAATGAGAAAAAACACAAAAAGCAAGTATTACGAATTCATGTGTGCATTACATGCCATGCAAGAATTTGATATCAAACAAATGCGCAATGAATATCGTGTTGGTGCGCGATTGATTACGCTGATGCGCGAACACAACATGATTAAACGCGAAGGCAATGTAACACGCTGGATAGGCGATAAGCCTACGCAAGCAATAGCTGTTGCATTTGCTAAAGAATGTTTGAAGGAATCACGTATTGCCAATGCACAAAGCAAAGCAGGTACGCAGCAGCTAACTATCAAACCCATCAAACGTGTTGAGCGCATACAGCCAGCACCGGTGCATGAAGAACCTATCTGCGATAACAGCAATAGCAAGATGCTATTGATCATGGCTGTTGGTGCCGTAATCGGATTCATGATTGCAACAGCAATTTGGAAGTAGAAATATTTTGATTATCTTTGCAACGCTAGTTCGTATGAAAACATTTTTTAAATCCCATCTTCACTGCATTGCCATAAGCCATTCGGCTACGGACTAGCCTTTGCATGTGAAGGTGGGTATTTAGTTTTATGTTTTATTTAAAAGATTCATGGTATACACCCAATACCTACGATAGAAACTTCGCTTATCCTTCAAACAAGGAAGGAGTTTATGTAATTGTCGAACCTACGTTGGGCATTTTATACGTTGGTAGTTCTATAAATTTATGGCAGCGTTACAATAGGCATGAAGTATTACGTTTATTGAATGCAACTTATGGTTATGTTCAGTTTTATTTTACAGAATGTACAAACTCAAAAAAGTTTGAAAAACATTTGATTAAAACTTTACAGCCGAAATACAACACACAGCACAAATGAAAAATAACGGTTACGACCTTTCCCGGAAGTGGTTTGACTTTGCCTTTGAGCATTCGGAAGTTAAGTGCCAGCACACTGCTTTGTTCATGTGGATCATTGAACTAAACAATCGACTTGGATGGAAAGAGCAGTTTGGAATACCAACGAACGCAACAATGGAAGGGTTGCACATTGGTAACAAGCGCACCTACTTGGATGCACTTAGCGACTTAGCTAAATGGAATTTCATTCAAATTATCAGTGAATCTAAGAACCAGTATAGCAGCACAATAATATCAATATGCCGTAGCAAAAAAGCCACAGCACTGCATACGGCATTAGATACGGCATTGATACAGCACAGCAACGGCATTGAACACAGCATTGAACACAGCAGTGCCCCCATAGATAAACCAAGAAACCAAGAAACCAATAAACAAAGAAACAATGATATAGGGCTTAACAGCCCCGAATCACAGAATGAAATTATAGTTGAAGATGCAAATGAAAAAAAAGTAACGCGCAAACGATTCGTTAAACCGGAAGAACATGAAGTGTACAACTTGATGGGCGAACTGAATGCGACAGGTAAAAACTTTATGAGCGAAGATAGATTAGTTAATTTCGCTCGCACCTTCATGGATCACTACGAAGCTAATGGCTGGATAGTAGGTAAATCTTCAATGAAGGATTGGCAAAGCACAGTGCGCAACTGGATGCGCAGAGAATGGGATAAAATTAAAAATCAAAAATCATATGGCAAACAATCAAATTCAACAGCAGACAGCATTGCAAAAGCTAATGCACTTTACGCCGAAGCAGTCGCTATCAGTCGAGCACGCGATAACACAAGACCAGATTGGTCTCCTTCGGAAGCTTGATAAAGAAACAACCAAAGACAAAATCATGCAGCTGGTTACACGATGTACTCAACTGATGAATGTGCAGAACAACATGAACGCTATGCAGATTGAGTTTTGTGCTGAACAGATTATGCAACAGAAATATTTTTACTCACTTGAAGATGTGCAGATATGTTTAGATCGTGGAGCTATTGGTGCATATGGAACAATATACAACCGCATCGACCCGGCAACTGTGCTTGCATGGTTTCCACTTTATGACCAAGAAAGGCAAGTAGTTGTAAGGGCAAAGAAAACCGCTGAACAAGAAGCCAACAACATCTACGAAATGTTTCAGCATCCGCAAATCATGGATGCGATGCAACAGGCAGCAGATAAGTTGAAGATTAAAGAAGAACCAGTGCGCGAAGTGAAAAGGGAAAATCCACCACCACTTGAGATTGCACTGATGCGCGAATACGATGCGCTGCCGCAATGGGATAACGACATGCGCTTTCGCGTGTACAAAAACAAGCCGTATCAGTTTACTGAATACAGGCAGGAACGTTACAGGGAATTAATCGAAACGCAAAATGAATACTGATATGAAAAAGCAAACAGCAATAGAGTGGTTAATTAATGAATTGAAATTAAATGATACCATTGAGAAAGAAAATTTGATAATTGCTCGACAAATTATTGAACAAGCTAAAGCAATGGAGAAGGAGCAGATTGTTGATGCTTATGATGCTGGAAAAGATGACCATCATCATATGTCTTATGCGGCACAATACTACAACGAAACATACGGAGGTGACAAATGAAGCAATACGATAAGCAAAAAGAAACCGAGCTGCTCCGCAAACTATTTGTGCTAACAGCCAGGCGAAGCATGCGCCCTGCAATGAGCGATAATCTAACAATGCGTCTTATCTTTGAAGAATTACATTTGCTAACTGATAAAGACGAATACAAGCTATGACTATCGGTGAACTGTGGGATGCATTGGCACAATACCCGGACGAAACAGAAGTGTACATCGGGTATATTGAAGGGCACAGCATCCAGCAACTGAACTTTGATGTTGTAATAACAACAGAGTTTGGCGGCAAGAAGACAGTATCACTGATGTACGAAGACATCAACATCATAAATAATTAAATACAATGAGCAATTACCAAATGCAAGAAGGGCAGTTCACCCTATTTAAGAACAACAAGACAACCAATAATGCACCTGAATACACAGGCGAAATTATGGTCAATGGAAAGAAGATGCGATTGGCTGCATGGGTTAAGGAAGGCAAGAACGGCAAATTCTTTAGTGGCAAGATGAGTGAGCCACTCGTAAAACGTGACGAACAACAAGACGATCCATCAGGAGATTTACCATTCTAATGAACCTGCCTATCCTACCTGAAGACAAAGCCAACCATGCGCTATATGGTTTAGTCATTTATGCACTTTCTGCATCTTTGTTCGCTCCACCTTTTGCGATGGTGGCTGTGTTTGCCTGCGCAATGGGAAAAGAATTGTACGATTCTGTGCTGAAGGAAAAAGCATTTAGCAATGCAGACATGATAGCTACGCTGTGCGGTGGTTTGGTTGGAATGTACATCGGGTTGTTTACATGATATGCTAAAAAATACTTTTATCATTTGGTTGCGCAACCAAAAACATAAAGTATATTTGTATCATGATAACATTAGAATCTATTAACTCA